GCCGTGAGATAGACAAACGACGGCACCTTCTCTCGGTTCTTCTGCATCTGCTCTACCCGCTCCATCGCCTCCACGGCATCACGAAGCGCGGCGTCCATGTCAGGGGCGCGGGAAACCAAATCGGCGACTTCAGTAGAGTTGCGCTCAATCCACGGCCGAACGCGGTGCTTTGCCTCGCTCATGTCTGCTCCTCCAATGCGATCAGGCTGTCAGTGGCGTCATCGAGAGCGTATCCAGCGTCCTTAAGCGCTTGCCGGGCTTTGTGCCCCGATGATGGCGGCACAGTGTCGGGATAGACCGGATCAGCGCAAGATTGCAGTGCAGCAATACGCCACGCCTTCGCCGCCTCCACCACCGCGTCGCGTGCGGCGGCAATCTTGTGAATGCGATCTTCGGCTGCCCATCTCCGATCACGTTCTGCGCGCTCAATTCTCACGCGGGCAGCCGCCGCCTTGACTGCGTCGGACATCACCCCACCTCCTCGCGGCGATCGCGGACGCGGATGTACGCGATGTCGGCATGTTCCTGGCAGTAGGGACATCCGGTGCGGGCCGGAGCGTCGCAGAAGCGAAAGCTCTTGGCGCCGGGCTCGCCGATCGGCCACGCGCACTTCTTGGGAGCCGCCAACGGAACCGGCGCCGGCGCACTTTTGGGCATGTCGGCGCCGGTCGCCATCGACCATTTGCCCGTGCGCCGCGGCGCCGGCGGCCGCTTGGGGGGAACCCCTCGCTTGATCGGCGACGGCCGGCTGGGCAAATTCAGCCGATGCACCTTGCCGGTCACCATGGATTTCGTGCGACCGAGCCGCGCGCCGATCTGTTCAGTCGACAGCGTCCCCTCGATCCAAAGCTGCCGCAGAAGGTCCAGCTCTTCGGCGGTCCAAGGGGTCTCGGAATGCGCTGCACGGGCGCCGCGGCTCATGGATCAATACCCCCGGTCATCGTCTTCGACGCCAGGGCGCTCGCGCCACTCAGCCGCCAACCACCCCCACACCGCGGCCAAGCCGGCGCTGCAAAGTGTCGCAAGGCCGGAGCGCCAGCCACCCAAAAGGGTGTCGACGACAATCGCGGCAATGCAAAGGATGGCCGCCATCCACTTGACGACGCGAGCGACACCGTAGTGCGGTTCAGTTTTGAGCGAGGGGAACGCCATCTTTGTTCTCCGGAGTTGGGCCCTTTTTCAACCAGGGCCAGTGCTCTTTGCACCACGCGATCGGGCGTGGGCCGAAATGCGTCGCCTTCTTCAATCCTTCGGGGAATGATCGAACAAAGGCCGGATCGGAACCTGGGGCCGCGGCGAAGAAGGGGGCGCCGCAGACGCAGCATCGCAAGGGCATGACGAAACCTCCGCGGCCACGGCGGCCGAAATCTCAACATCGTCGGCGGCCAACACCGTCACCAGGACGATGCCAACAACACACAAGCCGGCGACTCCGGTGGCGCCAGTCATCAGCGCAAAGATCGCCAAGATATACAAGGACGCCGACGCCATCAGGCAGTGCCGCTGATAAGCATTCATGGGGATACCGCCGAAAAAAGGACCAGAACGATCCACGCCAAAAAGCCAATGACCGAAAGCACAGGCCAGACGCGCCGCGGAGCCGGGCGCACAGGGCGTCCGGAGGCACGACGCGGGAATTGTTCACCCACCATGAAATCCCCCCAGGTCACGCGCCAGCCAGCCGTGCTGCCGCATTTTCGCGCCGAACAGGCGCATCAAGCGCTGCCACCGGACAGCCGCCGTCGCCTCCTTGTCGCGGCGCTCTTCGGGCGCCCGCTGCTTTTCGCCGAACACCCGCAGGATGTGCGCATCATCGACGTCCAGCTGACCGGAGCGGTACAGCTCTTCCAGAAGCGCCAGAAGGTCCTCACGCCGACAGCACCGACGCGGGGGACGAGGGCCGCCGCGATCGACCATTCGGAACGACGCCACCCACAACCACGCCTCTTCCGCAGAAGCGAAAAGGGGCTGGGTCTGCGGGTTCTGCATTGGCGGAACGTCCTTCCGGGGGGATGAGGCACAGTATGGCAAGCGAAGGGGCGTGACAACCCCTTCGTGCAATAAATTATCGACGCTCCGACGCGGCGACTGCGGCAGCAGCACCGTCCAGCCGGGCTTGCATCGACGCGATCAAGCGCTCCACATCGGCCTTGAACGCCTCGAAGGCGGCGTCGGCCTCGGGGATGTCTGAGGTGTCGATGGCGGTGTCTGTGATGGCGGCGATTTGGGCGATGCGCTGTGCTGAGATGACGTCTGGTAGGGTTGGGCCCTTGATGCGCTGTGGTTGTGGCGACTGCTTGGGGCCGTTGGCGGCGCGCATGATGGGGCTGCTGCGGCCGACGAGCTTCATGCGGTGGGCTTTTCCGGTGACGGAGCTGTGTGTGGTTCCGAGTTCCTCGGCGATCTTGCGTGTGGATATGGAGAGGTCGGCCCAGAGGACGCGGAGGCGCTCTTGATTGTCGAGGGTCCACTCGAACTGGTCGGCTTGGCGGAGGCGGTGCCGGCGTGCTTCGGTCATGTCGTGCCTTGCGATGGGGTGTAGGCACGTGTGAGGGCGCCGATGCGCTGGTATTTTTCGTCGGTGCTGTGTCCGTCCCAGGCTCCCTGGTAGGGCGGGATGCCGGCGAACAGGTGGGCGTGGCTGTCGTGGAAGTGCCAGGAGAGCTGGCCGGCTGGAGTGTCGATGTAGATGCAGTTGTGCCACTCGGCGTCCCAGCCCTCGATGTTGGTGCGCGCGAGGCCGGATGGGAACATGCGGGCTAGGAGGGCGACGAGGCGATTGCGCTCCTCGTAGGCGGCGTCCTTCCGGGCCCGCAGGTTTTCGATGGTGTCGTCATCCATTGCCGCAGACCCCTTCCAGCGCCGCTAGGGCGATCCAGGTGTCAGGGTGCATGACAAGCCTATCGCCCAACTGGAAAACGGCCTGCCGGGGCCGCGTAATGAAGTGCTGAGGGTGGCCGAGCCTAGCGCGGCGCCGGGCACGAGCCGGCGACCGAGAGTGCTGCACTCGTTCCGTCAAGGAGGGGTCGAGATGGACGATGAACCCCATCATGGTGTGGGGCGCACGAAGAGAAAAGTCGCTCATTGGCGCGCTCCCCGCGAGACGGGTGGGATGGACAGGCTGGGCTTGGCGCAGCCGACCCAGGGGTTGAAGGTGTGGTCGGTCCACTCGATGGCGCTGTTTTCGCCCACGGCTCAGCTCTCCCTTTCAATGACGGTGAACACCCGGGCCCGCTGGCGCCGGCCGGTCAGCACCGAGATCACCGCCACGTCGCGGGCGTTCTTCGGCGGCGTCGCCCAGGCGTAGTGCAGGATGCCGACGCGGCCGCCGATTGGCAGCGCGGCGATCGCGTGCTTCGCGATGATGTCCGGCGTGGGGTAGACCTTGCTGCCCGGCGCGTACTTGTCGGCGTCGGCCTCGCTGTAGGGCGGGTCGGCCAGGATTGCCTTGAAGCCTTCGGGATACGGCCCCTTGCGGGCGTCCTGGATGAAATCGGGCTCCATCATCGGGTTCAGGTCCATCGTCCGGTCGTTGGGCCCTACCGCCCGCTTGGGGTAGGCGTAGAACCGCACCAGCCCCCCGCAGACGTGCAGCACCGGGTCGGCGATGTTGACCCCCAGGAGCAAGCGGGCGCGCTCCACAAATCCATTGGGGAAGCTGCCGTACAGCTTCTGGCCGCCCCGAAGGCGTGGACGGCCCATGATCCAGACGTCACACACGGGGCGGTACGTCATTCTGCTGGCTCCGGCGCGATGGATGAACGAATGTGCCGGGCGTAGTCCTCGGCCAGCATGCCGCGGGTCGCGTGCCCGGTGCAGCTCTGGTCGGCGCAGCGCTCGCGCCACATATACCCGCCGCACTCGTCGCAGCGGAGCGTTCGATCAGGTGGTGCAGTGTGAGGCATGGGAATCTCCGGTGGCCCATTCTACGTCGGTTGTGGTCAAACGCAAGGCGGGATTTTCCGCTCTGGGGACGTTTGGCAAAAGAGAGCGAGCACGATAGGGTGCGCGCGGAGGTACCAATGGACGAGATCATCAGCTACCCGTTGCAGTGGCCGGCAGGGGTGCCGCGGTCGGAGTTCCCCAAGCGCGGCGGCTATCGGGCCACATTCGAGCAGGCCGTCGACAACATCCACGCCGCGCTGGTGGAGCTGGTCGGCGAAGCGGTCGTCGCGACGCTTGTGGTGTCCAGCGACTTCCAGGGCGACGAGACGACGGACGATCCGGGCGTCGTGGCCTATTTCCAGATCGAGGGCTCCCTGCACTGCCTGCCCTGCGATCGGTGGTTCACGGTGGCGCAGAATGCCCAGGGCATCGCGCTGACCCTCAAGGCCATGCTGGACATCGGCAAGCACAGCAACCCCGAGATTGCGGCGCGCATGCTGCGCGTGTTGGCGGCAGCGGTGGAGCCGACGATGCGAACGTGGCGCGATGTCCTCGGGTTCCCCCCCTCCCTGCCGATCACGCCGGCGCTGCTGCGGCAGCGGTATGCTCAGCGGGCTTTCGAGTGCCATCCGGACCAGGGCGGCTCCAATGACGCCATGAGCGAGCTGAACACCGCCTACCAGACGGCCAAGGCGGAATTGAGCATCGCATGATCGCCCCGTTCTTCAAGCCGCCCAAGCCCGTCTCGGCGCCGGCGCACCTTGCCGCAGTGGCGGAAAACGGCTGCGTCGTGCCCGGCTGCGCCAGCCGCGGTCCGGTGCATGTGCATCATCTGCTGACCGCAGGCTTGAAGGCGATGAGCAGAAAGGCGTGCGATCGCAAAACGGTAGGTCTCTGCCTGGAGCACCATGAAGGCGCCGACGGGGTGCACGGATGGGGTGACGAGACGGCCTGGGCGCAAGCCCACGGCATCCCGGACCTGGAGGCATTGGCCGACTCGTTGGCAGCGGAATCGGAAGCGCTGGGCTTGTTTGCGACGGCGGCGCCGCGGAAGCGCCGGCCTTTCCGGAAAGGTGGACGATGACGCTGGTAGACCTGCGCGACGACGAAGAGCTGTCGCCCGGCGACTTGGCCGCCATCGAGGCCCGATCCAAATGGATTGAGTTCGCCCGGCATCCGGACCGCCGCGGTCGCCAGCTCCCCCCCGTCGACGCGGACTGGCACCTTTGGATGGCGCGCGCGGGGCGCGGGTGGGGGAAGCTTCTCGACATCGAGACCCCCATTCCGACACCCTCTGGCTGGACGACAATGGGAGAGTTGAAGCCCGGCGATCAGGTGTTCGACGAGGCCGGCAAGCCGTGCAATGTGATTTGGGCGTCCGGGCATCAGAGCCCACTCGTGGCGTATCGAGTGCGGTTTTCGGATGAGACCTACATCGACGCTTGCGCGGAGCATCAGTGGGTGACCTGGACGCACGCCGAGCGAAAAGCATTCTACCGGAGGTCGGCCGCAACGACGACCACGACATTTCCGGACAACTGGCCCCAGTGGCATCTTCCAGTGGGCCGCGACGGTCGGGTTGGCCCCGCAATCCGAACAACGCAACAAATCGCGGACACTTTGAAGCACAGTTCTCGGGGTGACCGGAATCACTGTATTCCTCAAACCGCCCCTCTTGATCTGCCGGATGTCGATCTCCCAATTCCGCCTTATACCTTTGGGCTTTGGTTGGGGGACGGCTCATCTTATGGTTCGGAAATTTATGCGCATGTCGATGATCAGACCCACTACATTGAACAAATAACGTCTGACGGATTTTCGGTTAAGAAATACGAAACTGACCCTCTGATGATGCGAGTTGGCGGGTTGAGGAGAATTTTGAGAACAGAGGGATTTCTTAGAAACAAGCATGTTCCTACAAGGTATTTGCGAGCGTCCGCAGCGCAAAGACTCGCTCTGTTGCAGGGAATGATGGACTCGGATGGTGGGGTGGATTGGGCGAACGCGGTATCATTCACGAACACCAACCGCGAACTCGTCGAAGGCGTCTACGAGTTGGTCGTGTCGCTGGGCATGAAAGCCACCAAAGACGATCGCATTCCGATGTGCAGCAACACTGGCGTAGCGGGCGCGCGAGCTTACCGGGTGGCGTTCACCCCGACGATGCCGGTGTTTCGGTTGGAGCGGAAGCGGCGCGTTTTGGTGTTCGACGGCAAGCAGGCGTTGCGACGGCATCACCGGATGATTGTGGCCGTTGAGCCGATTGCACCGATTGCCATGCAGTGCATCACCGTCGACAGCCCCAATTCGATGTATTTGGCCGGACGGCAGATGGTGCCGACGCACAACACTCTGACGTTGGCGCAGTGGCAGTGGTGGGAATGCTGGCGGGTGCCCAACATCATCGGCCACTGGGTCGCGCCCACCACAGGCGACGCCGTCGGCACCGGGTTCGAGGGGCATTCCGGGTTCCGGTCGATCATCCCTGCGGAGTGCTTGTGGGGCGGCTCGTGGGACAAGGCGTTCCGCGCCAGCAACCCGATCCTGCTCCGTTTGGCCAATGGCTCGGTGATCCGCGGGTTCGGCGCGGTCAAGGGTGGCGGCCGACTGCGCGGTCCCCAATGCCACAATATGTGCGGGGACGAGCTGCGCGAGTGGGACACGCCGGCCGGCAACTTGCAGCGAACGCTGGACAACGCGCTGTTCGGCCTGCGGCTTCCCTACCCGGACGGCACGCCGGCGCGGGGCATGCTCGCGACGACGCCGAAGCCGATCCCCTACATGAAGCAGCTGGAGAAGCGCCCGGGGGTGGTGGTGGTGACCGGCAGCACGCGCGAGAACGCGCGCAACCTGTCGGGCAGCCTCCAGATCACTCTGGGCGCGTTGAACGGCACTTTGATGGGGCGCCAAGAAATCGACGGCGTCTACATGGACGAGGAGAACGATCAGACCATCATCAAACGGTCGTGGATCAAGGTCTGGCCAGTAGGAACGCCTTTGCCGGAGTTCACTTACATCATTGAGAGCTACGATACCGCGTCGTCGGACGACAATTACGATTGGCGGTCGGGGGAAACCGACCCAAGTGCATGCTCAGTGTGGGGACTATTCAACACGCATCAATTCTTGTCGGAAAAGCAGCGCAAGGCCATGGGCATCGCCGGCCGTTATGGGGTGCTCCTGCTGGACTGCTGGCAGGAACGCCTGGGGTTGCCGGACCTGCTGGAGCGCGCGCGGCGCCAGCACAACAACCGCTGGGGCCCCAAGCCGGGTCGGCGATCCGATCTGGTCCTGGTCGAGGACAAGAACGTCGGGCCGGCGCTCCGGCAGTTCCTGTCCAAGTGGGGCGTGCCGGTATGGCCGATGGTGCCGCGGCGCGACAAGGCGCAGCGGCTGCATGCCACCGCGCCGATCGCCAAGCAGGGCATGATCTTCGTGCCGGAGAGCCAGCGGCCGGACCGCAAGGGCGAGCCGCGCGATTGGGTAGAACCGCTGCTGGACCAGATTTGCACCTATGTGGGCGCGGGCTCTGTCGAGCACGACGACCTGATGGACACGTTCTCGCAGGTCATCAACTACATGCGGGAGAAGGGGATGTTGGTCGCGGAGCCGGAGAAGCTGTACTCCGACATGGAGGACAAGCGCGCGGCGGAACGCAAGCGGGCGACCCAGGAACACGACCAGCAGCGTCGGCAATACATGGGCAACCCTTACGCGGCCTGACGGGGGTTGCGGAACGGACGAAGCGGTGGCAGGTTGACCGCGCGGCGCAATGTCCGCAAGCGACAAGGAGAACTGCGATGGGTGAGTTTCGCCCGACGATCTACAAGCTGGTGAACCGCGGTGCCGAATACACGCTGACGCAGATGGCTTTCCTGATGCGGATCGCGGAAATGAAGAAGCAGGACCAGCGCAGCTACGCGGCCCTGTGCGAGTTCCTCAAGGTCGGCAAGTCGACCGCGACGCGGGCGCTCCAGCGCCTGATGTCGGACGGCTTGGTCGAGCGCAAGCAGGACATGAAGGATCGGCGCACCTGCTGGTACGACGTCAGCGAGAAAGGCGGCGAGCTGGCCAAGCAGTTGACGACGGGCGCGCTGGCGGTTTCCGAATGAGCCGGCCCGCGATGCACGCCGTGACGAGCCGCTACATTGCCGCCATCGGCTATGAAGACGGCGCGCTCTACGTGCAGTTCAACGGCGCCGGCGGCAAGCCGGGAGCCACCTACAAGTACCCCGGTGTCGACAAGGCGATGTTCGACCAGATGAAGGCCGCCAAGTCCGCCGGGCAGTTTTTCCACGAGCACATCAAATCCCGCCAGTTCGAAAAGCTGGCTCACTGAGGAGACCCAAGATGGCCAAGAAAGTGTCGCCGGCCGCCCACGAGGGCAGCGCCGCGATGGAATCGTCCCGTGTCGAGCGCGTTGTGATTTCGCCGCCCAAGCTGCCGGTGGCGGAGTTCGCCCTGATGGGCACCGCGCCGCTGATGGTGTGCCGGTTTTCGGCCAAGGCGCTGACCAGCATTCGGGAAAAGCAGGAGATGGGCTCGACCTCGCGGAAGGGGGCGCAGCGCGCGGCCAAGAATTTCGACGCTGACTTCAACGGCGCGCGCCACGTCGCCCGCGAAGGCGGCTGGGACGGCGTTCATGCCGCGGCGTTCCGGGCGGCCATGATTTCGGCGTGCCGGCTGGTCGGCTACAAGATGACCCTGGCCAAGATGAGCCTGTTCGTCGAGCCGGACGGGTTCGACGTTGTCGATGGCGTGCCGCTGGTGCGCATCATCTCGCCGGCGCCCCCGGAAATGTCGGTCATGCACACTCGCAACGCGACAGGCGTCATGGATTTGCGGGCGCGGCCGCTCTGGCCCGCCTGGGGCATGCGGTTGCGGGTTAAGTTCGACGCGGATCAGTTCACCGTCGACGACGTCACGAATCTCCTGACCCGGGTCGGGGTGCAGGTTGGGATCGGCGAGGGGCGGCCTGATAGCCGCGCCTCGGCGGGAATGGGGTTCGGCACCTTCCGGTTGGCCGAGCCTGATGAGATCGAAGCGTGGGGGACGCCCCCCGCTTCGGTGACGCGCCGGAAGCGGTAGCACCGCAGGCGTGGCGGGGCGAGGCAACGAGCGGTGTTGACGAGCATGCAAAAGCGCGGCTTGGCAGGCAGGGCAAGGCGACACCGGCGCGGCCTGGAGGAGCAAGGCAACGAATGGCGAGGCATGGCTGGAGCCCCTAGGCTACGCCTCGCAACGATAGGCATCGCAACGCAGGCACGGAGCGGTCCCCTAGGCGGGACTTGGCAAGGCAACGCTGGCTACGCCCCGATGGGCGCCGCTAGGTGGCGCTTGGCAGCGCTGGAGACGAGTGGCTCGGTGAGGCGACGCGACGCTACGATCGGCATGGCAGGCAATGCCTGACGAGGCAAACCCGCGCAACCACCCGCGAAGCAATGCTTGGCAGGCGGCGCACGGCTAGGCGCGGCTTCGTAAGCCGGCGTCCGGAATGGCATCGCGCAACAAGGCGGGGGGTGGGCAACCATCCCCCGTTTGTTTGAGGATCAAGATGGCAATCTATTTGAAAAAAACCGCCCGCGCCGAGCTTATCGCCATGCGCGAGGAAGCCAACGGGCAGCTGTCACCCGAGGACGTGATCGGGCGAGCAAAAAGCCAAAATTCGGCACTTCACGCTCACTTCATCTGGGATGACACGCAAGCCGCGCACGCTCACCGTGTCCACATCGCGACGATGCTGATCCAGCGGGTCATTGTCCGTCCCGTGCATCGCCCCCAGGAGACGATCACTCCGGTCAAGGTGACCGTGGCGCCGCCGGCGCTGCCGGCGCCCAAGCCCATCGTCAGCGACGACAGGCCGATCCCTCCGACCGGGCGCGAGTTCTTCTTTCGCGACCTGGAGGCGGTGCTGACGCGGTACGAGAATGCGCAGGAGCCGACGGTTCGAGACCTGTCCGAGCGCATCAAGATCATGTTGCGGGATCGGCGTGCCGAGTTGGCGCGGGCGGAGACGACCTCGGCCGCGCCAGCCAAGCGGCGGTGCCTGAGTTGCGGTAACGACTTCAATTCCAAGCACAAGGGCAATCGGATGTGCGATCGCTGCACCGGGCGCGATAAGAAAGCCATCCCCCGCGACTAAAGCGTTGTTTGCTGCGCATGATCTGCGCTGCTAAGACATCCGCATCGGGGTAGCATCCCCTGCGGCGTTCATCGACGGTGGCCCTCATGTCTGATCATTTGCCGACGACTCCCGATGGTAAGCCGGCCGGGGTGCAGGTTGACGAGTACGTCGACCTGCCGACCGACGGCGACGACGATGAGATCGTTATCGACGATGCCGAGGATGGGGGCATCCTGGTCGACCTCGGTGCGGTGGTAGAGGAGATCGCGCACGACGCGGATTTCTACGCTAATCTGGCCGAGATCGTAGAGCCCGCGGTCCTGGCGTCGATCGTGTCCGACCTGCTGACCAAGGTTGCGGAGGACAAGACGGCGCGCGAGGAGCGGGCCGAGAAGTACGCGGAGGGTATCCGCCGGACCGGGCTCGGCGATGACGCGCCGGGCGGCGCTTCGTTCACCGGTGCATCGCGCGTCGTGCACCCGATGCTCACCGAGGCAGTGATCGACTACGAGGCGCGCATCATCCGCGAGCTGTTGCCGGTGGCCGGCCCGGTGCGCCCGATGATCATGGGCAAGCCGACCGCGGAAAAGACCGACCGGGCCCGGCGCAAGGTCGACTTCATGAACTACCAGATTCGCGTGCAGATCAAGGAAGCGCGCGCGGTCCTGGAGCAGACCCTGACGCAGGTTCCCCTCGGCGGCAGCCAGTTCATCCGGCAGGTGTGGAACCACCGGCTGATGCGGCCGACCTGGGAGTTCGCGCCGATCGACCGGGTGTTCATCCCGTTCTCCGCGGCGTCGTTTGACACCGCCACCCGCAAGACCTACTGGGAGACGGTACCGGAGGTGGAGTTCCGCCGGCGAGTGGAGCAGGGCCTGTACGTGTCCGCGCCGCGGGGTGGCGGCTCGCTGGCACCGGACCCGACCGACGCGGAATCGGCCAACGACAAGGTCGAAGGGCGGTCGGACCCCGGCGCGCTGATGGACGATCAGCGCGAGCTGTACGAAATCACCGTGCTGATGGAGGTGCCGCAGGCGCTGGTGGCGGCTCTGCCGGCAGATCAGCAGCACGAAAAAGAGGGCACCGTGTGCCCCTACATCATCACGGTGGACATCGGCACCAACACCGTCGTGGCGATGTATCGAGCATGGGATCAGACGGACCCGGCCCGCGAGGAAATTCCCCACCTCTTCGAGTGGCAGTTCATCCCATGGCGCGGCGCCCTGGGCATTGGCTTCCCGCACATCATCGGCGGTCTCTCGGGTGCGGCGACCGGCGCGTTGCGTGCTCTGCTAGACGCAGCGCACGTCAACAACACGGTCTCGGGCGTGGTGCTCAAGGGCTCCGGAATCGGCGGCCAGAACACGGTCAGCACTCCTGGGACGTGGATGGAGCTGGATAGCGGGGCCGAGGCGGATGACATCCGCAAGCGCGTGCTGCCGTTCCAGGTCAACCCGCCGTCGACGGTGCTGTTCCAGCTTCTCCAGTTCGTTGTCGAGCAGGCCCGCGGCGTGGTGCGCACCGCGCTGGAGGACACGCCGACCAGCGGGACAACGCCGGCGCCGGTGGGGACGCAGCTCTCCAAGGTCGAAGAAGCGCTCGTCGTCTTCACGGCGATCCATGGGCGCGCGCACGCGGCGCTCGATCGGATGCTCAAGGGCCTGCATCGGCTCAACGCCATGTACCTGCCGGACGAAATCCGGGTGGACGATCAGGGCAAGGAAATCCTGGTCCGGCGTGAGGACTTCATTGGCGAAGCCGACGTGCAGCCCACGTCGGACCCGACGATCTATTCCGACCAGCAGCGGTGGGCGCAGATCAACTACATCCAGGCGCGGGCGCAGGTCATGCCCCAGCTCTACAACCTGCGGGAGGTGGAACTGGCGGCGCTGCGGCTGATCAAGTGGGTGGACCCGGAGTCGATCCTGGCGCCGGCGCCGAAGCCGCACGAGCTGAATGCGGTCAACGAGGCGTTGGCGATGGTGCTTGGGCAGCCGGTGGCGGTGTTTCCCGAGCAGGATCATCTGGCGCACATCCAGGCGCACATGGACTTCGTGCGCAGCCCGGCCCTGGGAAGCAACCCGGTGCTGGCGCCGGCGGTGATCCCGGCCGCGGTGCGGCACATCGCGCAGCACATCGCGTACCTCTACGTCCAGAACATGGTGCAGACCGTCGAAGCGGCCACGCAGGCGGACCCGGCCACGCTGATAAGCAACGACCCTACTGTCAAACGGGCGTTCGACGAAGTGCTGGCGGCCGCGAGTCCGACGGTGGTGCAGAACATCGAGGCGACCCTGGCTCAGGCAATTCCGGTGCTCCAGAAGCTGGCGCAGATGGCGGCGCAGTTCTCGCCGAAGCCGCCGATGGACCCCGCGACGGCGGCTCTCCAGGCGGCCAGTGCCGAAACGCAGCGCAAGACGGCCGCGGATCAGGCCAAGGAAAAGTTGGACGCCGAGCGCAACCAGATCGCGGCCGAGGGCAACCAGATCAAGGCGGAAGGCCAGCAGATGGAGGCGGAGACCCGCGTCGCCACCGGGCACGCCAACAATGCGACGGCCCTGGAAATCGCGCAGCTCAAGATGGCCGAGGGCGAGAAGACGCAATTCTCGGACGGGACCAGTCTCGCCGGCTGACGCGATTGCTCGTGACGGCGTTCTGGCGATCGCGCTATAGGGGGCGCTCGACCAGGAGGTTGACCATGGACAAGAACGCCAGCTCGCATCTGCCGAAGGGAACCACGGTGACCGCGGATAAGGTCACGCTGAAAGGCCCGGTGCCGATGCACCATCTGACCAAGCTCGGGCATGGCGCGTCGGTCCTGAAGAACCCGTTCGGCAACGGCGCGGTCTCGACGACGTCGAAGATCGGCAACGGCGGCAAGGGCAACTACTGACTATTCGATGCGCTGGGCGGTTTTTTCCGCCCACGCGCGCAGGTCGCTCACCCGGTAGCGAACCGAGCGCCATCCGACCCGCGTGAACGGCGGGCCGGACCCCCTGTTGTTGCCGGCCGCCTTGTGCGCCAGCGTGGTGTAGTGCACCGGGCACCCGATCGAATGCAGGTAGATCGCGGCCTCCTTGCGGGACAGCCAATCGGTGTCGGCGTATGCGCGCTCGGCCATAGGCACCTTCTTTCATTGATGCCTTATAGTGTCATTGTGCACGGTTCGCGCAAAGTGCGTCATTGATGAAATAGATGGCGATTGCTGCGATTGGCGTGGAGAGTGCTAGACGTGCAATTCGAACCGGTTCAATCATCCCGCCGATGGCGATTCCGGACATTTTCATCGCGCGGGTAGAGAAGCAGAAAGCAGACTTGATGCTTGCGCTTCGCCGCATCGGGGCGGCCGACCACATTGGGATGGTGGTCCTCAAATCAAAGCTCGATGGTCTCGACATGGCGTTGGATGAGTTCAAGCGCGCTTACCGAACCGATCTTCTGGAGGACAAATGAGCAGGGCCACGCGAGCGCAGCAGATTGCCGACGAGGCGGCCGAGCATTTCGCCCAGGCCAAACCGGGCCTCTTCATCCCTCGGGCTTTCAACGGGCTGGGCGGGTTGGTGTCCAATCATGTCGCCAAGCATGAGAGCGAAGAGGAGGCGTTCCCGCCGGTGAAGGCGGGGCTCGCGCCGACCGGCAGCCGCATCCTCGTCCAGCTTCGCGTTCCGATCGGCTCGACGGCGGGCGGCAATCTCCACATCGACAGCGAGACCCGCAAGACGGAGCTGGACAATACCCAGGTCGCCAAGGTCGTCGCCGTCGGCGACATGGCGTTCAAGCACCGCGCCACCGGCGCCGCGTGGCCGGAGGGCAGCTGGTGCCAGCCGGGCGACTACGTCCGGGTGCCGAAATACCAGGGCGATCGCTTCGTGCGGAAGTACGTCCGCAATCAGGTCGAGCACGACCCGGTCACGGACCGTCCGAAGACCACCCAGGTCGAGGACAACGTCGTGTTCATCCTCCTGCCGGACCTCGACGTCATCGCGCGGTACGACGACTGGCAGGCGGCCGTTGACGAAAGGGCGTTCCTGTGAGCGGTTACACCAGCATCGACGACGATCTCGCCGCCGCCGGCATCGGCCAGCCGGAGTCCGTCACGATCCCGCCCGAGGAACCGGACGAGGACTTCGACTATCAGGTCGTCGATGAGCCCCCCGACGGGGGCGCCCAGCTTCCGGACGACAACCTCGCCACCGAGCACCAGGACGACACTGCGGTCATCGCGTCGCCGCGGCAGGGCCTGACCCGTGCGCAGCGGCGCGCCCGCGCCCGCAACGCCCGCGACAGCAACATCGCCGAGAACCTCCTGCTGCGTCAGCGGCTGGCGCAGCTGGAAGCCCAGCTTAACGGCGTCGCGCCGCGCGTCGCCGAACTGGAGCACGATCGGGTTCGCTCCCGGCTGGACTCTTTCGATGCGCGGATCGCCGAGCAGCAGTCGCTGGTGGACCGTGCGACCACCGAGTTCAGCGAAGCGATGCTCTCCCAGGACTCCACGGCGATCGCCCGCGCGCTGGCCTCGCGCGATGCGGCGGTCGCCGAGATCGCCCGGCTTGGCGCCCATAAGCAGACGCTGGAAGCCGGGCTCGCCGATCTGTCCGCCAATGAGCCCCAGCGGCCGGCACCGCGGCAGCAGGCGCCCGTGCAGCAGCCGCAGGCGCCCCAGGGTCAGCCGCAGATGAGCGCCGAGGCGCAGGCGCAGATCAACCAGTTCATGGCCGAGAACCAGTGGGTGGCGACGGCCACGCCGGAGCAGAAGGTGGCGCTGGCGCGCCTGGATGCCGAGGTCACCGCCTCGGGACTGCGGCCGGAGAGCGACGAGTACTGGGACGCGCTGGAAACGCTGATGCGCGCCAGCCCGATCCTCGGCAAGATCGTCGGCGCCGCGCCGGCCGCCCCCCCGGCGCCGGCGCCCCGCGCGCCTGCGCCCCGCCG